AAAGTCACGAGCTGCCGTTGCAGGGTGTAAACCTTCCGCTTGTGCTACCGCCATTAGTGCTAAAACACTATTGGTGTCCTTCATACCAAACAGACCAGACTTGGCTATTGCTTGTGCCATCTGCTCCATCTCGTTAAAACTAACGATATTGCTCATGTAAATTTCTCCGCTAAAGTTAGGATTGTGTCGATGACTGAGGATGCAGCCATTACATATATTGCGAGGTCAATGTTGTTCATTTAACTAAGAACCTCCGAGAACCTGGCTGCTCGACTACAAACTGCTCATAAATATCAGGCATGGCACTTTGAAAGAGTGATGATGAGAACTTCTTAGAGCTTTTAGAGGACTTCCAAGACACTAATGTCTGTCCATCCACTGTTCTAATCTCCTGGCACTCTCCCATAAGATTTCGGACAGCCACTTCAATCTGCTCCTCAGTAGCTTCAAGGTGTTTAATCTGATTCTTGACATCCCGTAACTGAGCGATAGCCAACTCAACTTGCTGTGTAGCCGTAACCACCGCAGTAGAGGATGACGGGTAAATGATCTTAGTTTGCTCAATGGTTTCTGCTGGCGGAAGCGTACCCGCTTGGCAATGACCCCAAACTGTAGCCATTTTCTGTATGAGATCATCTTTTTCTTGGTCTGAAATAGTAAATTCAAAGGTATGAAACTCTTGACCACCAAATAAAACAGCCAAAAAGATCCGATTAACATTGTGGCAAGCAGCTTCGTGGACAAGTTGTGCGTAATCAGCATCAGGAATCCGATTAGTGTCGGGATCAAACTTAGAGCGAACTGCTGCGTTGTAGTTTTTAGCTTCAACAAGCACACCACCATCAGCACTAATGAAATCAAAATGAGATTTAAACCAAGTATGCTTTGAATGGGTAATCGAATAATCAGCATCTTTTAACTCCATCTTTAAACGATCTTGAGCCAGCTTGCCAATCAAGGGTTGCATGACATGACCCATCTGCACTGCTTCCACGCCTGAGAGGTCTTTTAACTCCTTCTTACCTTGCTTTTCTAGGATGACATCTACCATCTTGCCATTAGCGACCTTACGACTGTCACCAGACCAGATAGCAGAGCGCCTTACCTCGGGTGCAAAATCAGTTTGATTATTTGACATTGCGAACCTCCATCATTTTGTCTGCAAGTCTGTAACATTCAAAGGGAATTTCATTGCTATTCCCTAAATCCCCTAGAGCTAAAATGCCTTGCAATACTTGACCAGCAAAATAATCTCGTAAATCCATACCCCTATAACAATCTGCAACACTACCTCTGTTTGGAAATGCTTTCATACCACCTCCATAATGGTTTTAACAATCTCTTTCCAACTGTCGATCTCATCTTCCAGATCTTCTAACTCTTGACCTAGCTTGCCTGTTTTGTTTTGCTCTTGCTTTAACTCATCTAGCATCTGAGCTATGAGGTCATCTTGCCTTGCGACTAGGTTTTTAAGACGATCCACCTCTTTTTTGGTGTAAGCATCATTGATCTTCTTATCAACTGCCTTCACTGGAAAAGGTGTCTTAGGTTTATTCTTGCTACTTGGTGTTTTTGACATGATTAACTCCATTAGATAGATTATTTACCAAAAGGGATTGCTGAAAGATCGTCAAGATCTTCAGTTTCAATAAATTCAAACCATTTGCCATCTTTACCGCAATAATGCTCGTCTTGACGATATAGATATGCGCTACTGTATAGCGCTTTGCCTGTTACTAGGCTTATTGTTGAGCTTTTCGCACACGAAAGTGTCGAGTGGTCTAGGTGTTTGCAATTAACGCAATATTCCATGATTATTCCTTATTAAATAGTTAGGGTTTCAGTTACTACAGATAGAACATTACTACATTACTACGATTAGTGCAATTTATTTGTTAGGTGTTGTTTTTTTATCTTCAGTCACTACATCGCCTTGAGGATTGATGTAATAAGGCGTACCTGTTTCCGTTGCTCTGATCCATTCTCGGTACTGAGCTGCCTGGTTCATCTCTTGCCACTTCTGCGCATCTTTATCTGCTTTGTTCATTTTGTTGCACTCCTTTAAAAAGTATGATCTAATCCGATTAAGTTTGTTTTAGTCGTGGTTTTGTTGTCAGTTGGTAAGGGGGCTTAACAACGGATTTGACATCGCTACCAAAATCACGATTAAAGCAAATTACACGGGGGCATTACCCACCCCTCCCGCATGGTGTAGCGCCAAAGGGAATAAACATAGTGGCTAGTATCTGGGGGACTCTTACAGGATCGCACCCCTTTAGTTAAGCACTTAGATAAACGATAGCTACCCTTTTTAAAGGTATCCCCCGTAAGGCGGGTTAGGTGCTTAGCTCTTGGGGTTCGTTGGGGTCTTGGGGTTCTCACAATGCTAAGAGTAGCCAAACCAGTAGCAAACCACCAAATACAGCTACTAAGTCAATTAACTGATCTTTACTGATTACCCCTTGCACACGCATGAGGGAATATTTCTTCTTTATAAAGATTTTGCGTTGAATAGTATAAATATCATTATTTCTCATAAATACCTCGAAAATTAGTTAGGTTAGTAAGATAAAACTATTAAATACCTTTAAAACACTTTAAAACAAGCGCTACAGCGTTTTTACAGGGTAAGTGATACCTGAGTACCACTAAACCCGTAAAGCGCTCTATTGCCACAATTTGCCCTGTTTAACTGTAGATCGCCAGGCGTTATAACTTAGCGCTGTGATACCTTGCTTAGCGCTCCAATATAGATAAGCGCTGTATTTATCCTGAGCGCTCATGCTGCTGCCTGGTTTGTAAGTGCATCTAAACCATTCAAATAGTCTGCTGCTTTTTGTGCTAGTGCTGCTGCCTTGAAAATTGCCTGGTTGTTTTCTTTTAGGCAAGTTAGCCAGTTTTGAATATATCCAGCATGGCGCAATTCACCTTGAATCTGGTAATCCTGACATAAAAAGGCAGCGCCTAATTCCGCTACTAATTCCTCGAAAGCATATTTTGGCGATCCGAATTTATTATTAAGATCACGATCTAAGCGGGTTTTAGCACCTGACCAGTGAGTAAGTTCATGTAAAACAGTGGCATAGTAACTAGAATCATCTTGGAATGATTCCTTATTAGGCAAGTTGATAAAATCCCCGTCAGGTGAATAAAAGGCAGAATTCCCGCCATGCCTAACAGTAGCGCCAGTCTTAAGAATCCGATCATCTAGTGCTGGTTGTGGATTGAATACCCTTGGATCAAGATCCACTGGTTTAGCTATCTCAATTCCATCTACTTGATCGGCATTGAATACAAAATAGGTTTTAAGGCATGAATAAGCAAAATTCTCGCTATCCCCTGATTCTGTCATTTTCTCACCTGTCACTTTTTTGTAGAATACTATTTTTGTACCCTTTTCACCTTTTCGCACTGTCCCGCCTAATTCTTGCCATTGCTTGAATGATCCATAAAATGGCGTGCTGTAACCCTTGATAGCGTTATTCATACCTAAAATTAAACGATTGATTCCGTTATATTCTTTTTTGCTTACAATGTTTTTTTCTGCGCTACTGTCTGCTTTCCATGGTTTAACCCATGGCGTAGCGCCATTCTCAAGCTGCTTAATGATTGAATCGGTTACCTCTTGATAGATAGTGTTTTGCATGATAGATCCTTGATAGTTAGGTTAAGTTTTACTATTTGCTGCTAGTGCTGCTTAAATAGAGATCAGGCTGCCATTCTTGCCAGTTGTCATAAATTCTAATCTCATATCCATACATTCCATTTTCACAATGGAATACACATTCCCAAGGCGTTAAGCCCTGATTTGTTGCTGCTTCATTAGCATCTGATTTGATGCCATAAGTAGCCAATACTCTGAATGTAGGTGTTGCCATAGATCCTCCAATTAGTTAGGTGTAATACATCTATAATGATAATGATAATAATGGTAATAACCTAATGATATTTAGCTATTGTTGTTTAATTGTCAATAGTCTGATACTATGGCGCATAGCTATACTACTATCATCTATAGTCTATATAGCTATCATCTATCGTCTAGGTTAGTTTATATAGGATGTTAGTAGATAGATACATAGATAAGAGATTGGGTATGCCGAAGCCTGGAAAGGTAATCAACTCTCCGCACTCTGTCCCCTTTAATATTTCATATGGGGTTGTGTAGCTTAACCATTACCACAGATAGATTGCATAGTATGGCTAGTCTAATTGGGATTGGTGACGATTCACACAAAGCAGCATGACTGTTTGCCCTTTGAGTTGGGCATGAGTACGGTGAGGTGTGCACCCCCTTCCGAGTCCACCCCAAAAAAAATTACAGTTTATTGAGCGTAGTTGTGTTGTCGGTTAAGTTCACGCTTTGATGAGCGCAATAGAACTTACGACTTAACACCTTGTCTTTATTGAACTTATTAAAGGTAGTCCACATCGGACCAGTAGCAACACCCTCAATGTGCTTGCAGTATTTGGATAGGCTTCCGATGCCAGTCACATCTAAACCCATCTCTAAAGTAGATAAACCCATGCCTGTAGGGTTCGTTGTGATGACAGAAAACCCCTCATTTAGAAGATTGCGTACCCGATTCTTGAAGAATTGAGCATCAAAGTCTGGCAATTGCCCAGATTGTGGGAGGGCGTTAATGATGAGGTAATCAAATTCAATGGGAATGGGGGCGTTTAAGGCGGGGTACTCAAAGAGTAGATCCTCTCTGCAAGCCATAGGAGAGGGTAATTCAAGAAGGTTAGATAAGTGGTCAAACCATTCCAGATGAAAGTTAACCCAATCATGCTGTAGGGGATGGTTGTAAAAGTAATTATCCCTACCAATCCAAGCGTTTACAACATCAGGTGGGGTTGCTAGATCTTCAATCTGTATTGCCACACCCTCACATAGCGGAGCTAATTGTTTGTGATGCCTTAAATTACAATGGTGGGTGAATTCTAGGTCAGGGTTTTGCTCACAAACCTTACGAAGATAATTAAGATGAACTAGGTTATCCCCTAGATGATATTCATTGTATGTGTGTATCATGGTAGTGTATGATGAGTTAAGTTATAAGGAGAATAGCATGACTATTGAAGTAGAAAAAAATATTCCCATACCCCCTGAGAAAAAGCGCAATGTGTACCCATATAAGGTTATGGAATGTGGGGAAAGTTTCTTTATCCCACAGGGGAAGATTCAAATTGTCTGTAATGCAAACTACCGTACAGGCAAGCAGTTAAACAAAAAGTTTATAGCTAGAAAAGAAAGCGAAGGAGTGCGAGTATGGAGAACGGAATAAAAGATGCGGTATCAGTTCAGCAATATATTGAGAAGGCTGGCGATCTAGCTAAAAAGCAATATATGCAAAAGATCTGGGAAATGAGCAAAGAAAACATCTTCCATGAATTAATGCGAGTCCACGCTAAATCCTCAGAGCTATTGATGCAAGCTGAAGCAGAGATTGTTTATCTCAAGTCCATACTCGATGGTCCAGAGGATGGGGATGCCAGACATTGAGCAGTTATCAAAAGAGCGCCTGATTTATAAGACTGAGATGTTAAGGGCAATTTCTTGCAAGACCAAGAAACAAAAGATAGCCCTAGCAAGCGAGTGGCGTGAGAAGTACAGCTCAATGACCTATGACGGCTTAATTAGCCTTGCTAAGAACCATGTAGCCCGTTTAAAGGTGGCTTATTGGGATTTACCTAACTTTGAAACAAAGAGATTGGATAAACACAATTGAAAACTTGTGCCGTAGTGACCGTAACCAATGGCAAGCGCCCAACAGAGTTAGCAAATTGCATTAAATCTATTGCAAGACAACAAGGGATAACCCCTACGCATTACATTTTGTGTGACGGGGACTTTAATACCTTTGTCGAACTCAGAAGGCTTTACGCCAATGGTTGCGTAAAGATCTGCTACTGGGATGGCAAGATCGGTGGGAACGGTTACGCTGGGCAACGCTGGTTAGCTGGAGCGCCTCAATTGATTACCGAGGATGTTACTTTTTTTTGTAATGACGATGATTGGTATTCTCCTGACCATGTAAAAAGTATCATGGATAAGATTGATGAGGGCTATGATTGGGCTTATAGCCTTAGATCGGTTCACGATAAGGAGGGCAACTTTTTGTTTGATGACAACTGCGAAGCCCTCGGAGAGCTACACGATACTTGGAATATTCCTGGTCATCGCTTTGTGGATTGGTGTATGTGGGGTATGAAAACCGAATACCTTAAACAATTGGCTATTTTGCTAAACCGCCCTGATCCTACGGTAGATCGCCAGTTCTATCAGGCAGCTACCCGTATTGTTCCCAAGTTTGCCTCCACAAATAAGCACACCTTTCATTTTCGGATGGGTGGGAGCTGTGGAGTACAGCCTGAGTTTTTTATTGAAGGCAACAAGCGAATTTTGGAGAAGTTTGACGGTAAATTGCCTTGGATCACTACATGAGCAACTTTAACCTCAAGCATTTCTATCATTTTTGTAATCAACTCAAAATTGAAACAAAAGAGCAAGGTTTACGCAAGCTCGATAACCTCATGGGTTCTCAGACCTATGTAATGAACGAAATGGCTAAAGGATTGGCAGATGGATGCCATTTTTTTGTCATTCTGAAAGGAAGGCAACTTGGAATCACCACAATCTCCCTCGCACTTGACCTTTATTGGCACTTCACCCACCCAGGGTTGCAAGGAACGCTCACAACAGACACCGAAGAAAATCGAGATATGTTCAGAAGCACCCTCGCAATGTACATGGATGGTTTACCCAAAGAGTACAAAATCCCGATCCTTACTCACAACAGGAACGCCCTTGCCCTCAAGAATCGCAGTCGATTATTTTATCAAGTCGCTGGGCTTAGAGCGAAAGGATCTTTGGGTCGTGGGAAAGGTATCACCTTCCTTCATGGCACAGAAACAAGCTCGTGGGGTGACGAAGAAGGATTAGCTTCCCTGTTAGCTTCCCTTGCGGAAACCAACCCTGATCGGCTTTACACCTTTGAATCTACAGCTCGTGGTTTTAATATGTTTCACGATATGTACACCACTGCTAAACGGGCTAAAACCCAACGGGCAATCTTTTGTGGATGGTGGCGTAATGAGATGTATAGCCTAGATCCGCAAGGTCAGACCTACAAGGTGTATTGGGATGGCAAGCTCACTGGTGAGGAAAAGGAATGGGTACGGGACATTAAGAAACTTTATGGGGTAGAGATCAATTCTCGCCAGATAGCGTGGTGGCGGTGGAAGTTGTACGAAGGGATCAAAGATGATAGCCTGATGTATCAGGAGTTTCCGCCTACCGAGGACTACGCCTTTGTGATGACGGGAACATCGTTCTTCTCCAATGCGAGGTGTACCGATGCTGTCAAGAAGCTCAAGAAAGTTAGTTGCGATTATTACCGCTACAGCTTTGGCGTTAATTTCCAAGATACCGAGGTGCTTAAATCTACAGAACGCCTTGCCACACTCAAGATTTGGGAAGAACCTGTGGATACTGCTTATTATGTTATCGGTGCTGATCCCGCTTATGGATCTAGTGATTGGGCTGATCGGTTTTGTATTCAGGTGTTGCGGGTATATGCAGATGGGCTTGAGCAGGTGGCTTCATTTGCCACTTCTGAATTAAACACTTACCAGTTTGCTTGGGTGATCTCTCACTTAGCGGGTGCGTACAAGAACTCCACATTAAACTTGGAGATCAATGGTCCAGGGCAAGCTGTCATCAATGAACTGCGAAACCTCAAGCGACAAGCTGCTGCGATGGGCACTGCTTTAGGAAAAGACCTCATGGATGTGTACGGCAATATGCAAAACTACATCTGGCGCAGAAACGATACCCTTGGTGGCATGAGCAATTCTATTGGTTGGATGACTACTGCAGCTACCAAAGAGCGTATGCTCACTTACATGAAAGACTACTTTGAAAGAGGTATGTTGGACTTGTGGGATATGGACACCCTTGAAGAAATGAAAACCACCATTCGAGATGGCGGATCAATTGAAGCCTCTGGCAGAAACAAAGACGATAGGGTTATTGCTTGCGCCCTAGCTTGCGCAGCCTTTGCCGAACAGGTGCAGCCCAGGCTTATTGCGCAGAAAATTACCAGACAAGTTTCTAGGGTACAGGATGACTTTTCCCCCGAACAACTCACAGTCGGAAGAAATGTCAGTGATTATCTGAAAAAGATTGGGGTTTACGGTACATGAGAGCCACCATGCCTAGAAGCGAACTCAGACGAGTGATGATGCGCTTTTTGCAAGATAAAGATCGGGGAATCTCCATGCCTTTGTTTGCAGACCTTGCGGGGATCTCTTTGTCACATTTGAAGGATGTTTTCTTAAATGAAACCGAACCTTTAACCGAATATGTACAGCGTAGGGTGTCAAAAGCCTATAACGAGTGGCTAAACGGTGAAGTGGCAATCATGCAAAACCGAGATACCTCTAAATTTGTTCAATATCGTAAAGAAGCACGCCCAACACTACATCGTAGTACGGGCTTGCAAGTGGTGAATGGAGAGATTAAGATTAAGGTCGGGATTAGCAATAGATATGATTATTCAGAATTAACGCTTGACGAACAATTGAAGGGGAGATAACAATGGCGGTAGTTAACGATTTTCACTGTGCAGTACACGGGTATTTTGAATCACGGGAGGCTAAATGCCCCATGAAAGGTTGCCATGAAGAAGTTATGGTCGTATTTTTGCAAGCGCCTAACCTCGTTAGTGCAAAAACCAGATTTACCGATAAGTCCACCAAGCAACTCGCTATCGAGTTCGGAATGTCAGACATTAAAAGCACCCGTGAAGGCGAGCACCAAGAAGGCTTCCTCGCCAAGAAAAACAAGTTCACCGAAAAAGAATACGCAGATGCCGAAAAGTTCGCCACCCGTAA